CACATTTGACGAAAGTCTAGATGATGCGCTACCGTATGTAAATGCATTAGTTAAAGAGATGAAAGCCATCAAAGAACGTGATGCATTTGCAAAAGAGACACTGAATAGCCTAGCTAATGCTATCCTCGGAATGGATACTGTTAGACTACGCAAAGGTGTTGATATCAAGAATGATCCTGAAAATCCAATGGTAAGCAAGAGACTTGTTGGAGATCCAATCCAACAACAACTTGGTGCAATTGCACAATATCTAAGTGGCGTCATTGATGGCGGCAAAGATCAGGATCAGTTGAGTGTATTACTTGCAAGATTCAATGATGAGGTTGACAATATTAAAGATGGTGCTATGTTAAAACAAGCAGTAAGTGCTATTAAAACATTGATGCCTAAGTTGAAATCAGCAGCAAGTGAAACAATCAGTGTACCCAGTGAGAACTATGAACAAACATTTGAAGGCGCATTTACAAAATACGATTTCGATAAACTTTTTAGTTGACAACCTCACAAAATACACATATAATAGTGATTACATAAGTGGTCACAAAGGCATACTTAGGCATAAACATAGGCAAAATATAGGAGAAATACTATGGCAACATTGGCAGAAATTCGTGCAAAATTACAACAACAAGAAAACCGCGGAGGCGGATCTAGCTCAGGTGGCGATAACGCTATCTTCCCATTTTGGAATATCCCAGAAAATTCAACAAGTGTAATTCGTTTCTTACCAGACGGTGATTCGAGTAATACTTACTTTTGGCGTGAGCGTCAAATGATTCGTTTGGAGTTTGCAGGCGTAAAAGGCGATACCAACAGTCGTCGTGTTACTGTAAACGTTCCATGTAACGAAATGTGGGGTCCAGTGGGCAGTTGCCCAGTGCTTGCAGAAGTACGCAACTGGTTTAAAGATCCTAACTTAGAAGACATGGGTCGTAAGTATTGGAAAAAACGCAGTTATGTGTTTCAAGGATTTGTAGCTGAAAACAGTCTACAAGAAGATACTACTCCTGACAATCCAATTCGTAGGTTTATTATTAATCCTAGTATCTTTAATATTATCAAAGGTGCGTTAATGGACAGTGACTTTGTTGAACTTCCGACTGATATTGAACAAGGTACTGATTTCCGTCTTACCAAGACTACTAAAGGTCAATATGCTGATTACAGCACATCAAGTTGGGCTCGCAGAGAGCGTAGTTTAGACAGCAATGAACGTGCAGCAATTGAAGCTCACGGGCTGTTTAACCTAAATGATTTTCTTCCTAAACAGCCAACTGAAGCTGAATTGACTGCAATTGGTCAAATGTTTGAAGCAAGTGTTGACGGTCAAATGTATGATCCAGAACTGTTCGGTAACTTCTATCGTCCAGCTGGTGTACAAATTGACACTGCCAACAGTGCGCCAAACAATTCAGCGCCAAAACCTGCGGCACAAAGTGTTGCACAACCAGCACCTGCTCCAGTAGCAGAAGCGGCACCAACTCCAGTTACTCCACCTGCACAACAGGAAGCAGTAGCGGCAGCGGCAGCGGCAACAGCTCCTGCAAGCGAAGAAGGTGATAAACCCAGTGCGCAAGATATTTTGGCAGCAATTCGCAATCGTAGCAATTAATCAACAATAATTAAAGTAGGCGGCAACTAGTCGCCTACTGTGGCTTTATGGAGAAATAGATGGCAAAACCTTTTGACGTAAGTAAATTCCGCAAAAGCATTACTAAGAGCGTACCTGGGCTCAGTAGCGGATTTAGGGATCCTGATACATGGATCTCAACAGGAAATTATACACTAAACAAACTGCTGAGTGGAGACTTTAACAAAGGCATTCCGCTGGGCAAAGTAACAGTGTTTGCAGGTGAAAGTGGTGCAGGTAAAAGTTTTATCTGCAGTGGTAACTTGATCAGAGAAGCACAAAAGCAAGGTATTTTTTGTGTTCTCATCGACAGTGAAAACGCACTAGACGAGAAATGGCTACAAGCACTTGATGTTGACACCGGTGAAGACAAACTTCTCAAACTAAACGTAGCAATGATTGATGAAGTTGCAAAAATTATCAGTGAATTTATGAAAGACTACAAAGCACAGTTCGCTGACAAAGAAGAAGAAGATCGCCCAAAAGTACTGTTCGTAATTGACAGTTTGGGTATGATGCTAACTCCTACTGATATTGACCAGTTTCAAAAAGGTGATATGAAAGGTGACTTGGGTCGTAAGCCCAAAGCACTTACTGCACTTGTTAGAAATTGTGTAAACATGTTTGGCGACTACAATGTAGGATTGGTAGCAACTAACCATACATATGCATCGCAGGATATGTTTGATCCAGATGATAAGATCAGCGGTGGACAAGGATTTATCTATGCATCAAGTATTGTGGTTGCTATGCGCAAACTCAAGCTCAAAGAAGACGAAGATGGTAACAAAGTTACTGATGTTCGAGGTATTAGAGCGGCGTGTAAGGTTATGAAAACTCGTTTTGCAAAACCGTTTGAAAGTGTGCAGATCAAGATTCCATATGAGACTGGTATGAATCCATACAGTGGTTTTGTTGACTTGTGTGAAAAACTTGAACTGTTGAAGAAAACAGGTAACCGTTTGGAATACACAAGCCCAGTTACTGGTGAGGTACTAATTAAATTTCGCAAAGCGTGGGAGCGCAATGAAGAAGGCTGTTTGGATCTCATTATGACCGAATGGGGACAAAAAGACCTTCCGGAGGTAAATATCGACGATGAACAAGACGTCTTACCTGAGGAAGAATTAACCTATGAAAATGAATGACAGTGAGATAGCCGCATATATTGATATGTGGCTATCTATGAAACCTTATATTAGTGCCAAAGACAAAGAAATTGCATGTGAAAAGTTTTTGAATGTTATCAATGAAAACATCTGTGATCTAAATGAAGTATGCGACGAATGGTTTGGCTACGACTCAACACTTGACAGAGTGCTCAGAGATTGTTATTATGAAGATGCATATGATGATATTGATGAGGACTCAGATGAATACGATGATTGGTAAATGAGCTGGTTTAGTGAAATACGCAAAGACATAGCTAATATTGTTCCTGCAATTGATCACTTCGAAAAAGAACTTTCTGAAGCAAGACTGGACACAAGCCTCAAAGGCAGTGTAGAAAAAAACAGTCGAGATATGCCCGGTATAGTTGAACATCGATTTAATCAATTGCAGGAAATAGAAGCAATATTAGAATATCTCAATATTGAAATGCGTAAAATACGCAACAAACATTATCGCAAGTATCTTGAAGGATACAATAAAGCACTTTCAAGTAGAGATGCTGAAAAGTACAGTGATGGTGAACAAGAAGTAATAGATCAGCAACACATTATCAATGAAGTTGCACTTGTGAGAAACAAGTATATGGGCCTGGTAAAAGCATTGGATGCTAAACAGTTTCAAATAAACAATGTGGTAAAATTACGTGCCGCAGGATTGGAAGATGTAAGTTTATGAGAATAGTATTTTGTTTACCAGGTAATAGCTACAGTGGCGAATTTTTGCGATCATTCACAAGTGTATGGTCTTGGTGCATGCAAAATGGACACCAACCTGTTCTAAGTCAACAACACAGTAGTATGGTAAATTTTGCTCGTTGTAAAGTAGCAGGTGCAGACGTATCTAAAGGTATGTATCAAAAGCCATTCAATGGTATAGAATATGATCGCATGATGTGGATCGACAGCGATCAAGTATTCACAGTGGAACATTTTACTAAACTACTAAGCATGGATTGTGATGTTGCAAGCGGCTGGTACAGTCAACCTCATGGATTTACACCAGTTGTAGAAAACTTAGATGATGAATATTTTAATACACACGGACATTATCAGTTTATAAAAACAGAAGAAATGCTAGAACGTAAGTTTGCTTTCAAAGCAGATTATATAGGTTTTGGTTGGGTAATGATAAAACAAGGTATATTTGAACGTATGGAATACCCGTGGTTTGCTCCTAAGAAGTTACAAGTACCGCAGGGATATGAAATGTGTAGTGAAGATGTTGCTTGGTGTTTGGATGCAAAGCAACTGGACATAGACATATATGTAGATCCACAAATACGTGTAGGACACGAAAAAACACAAATAATTTAAAAAAAGATCAAAAAAAGACTTGACAGTAAGACTTCTTGGTGCTATATTATATGTATAGTTAGAAACAAAGAAGGAACACACGATGTTTAGAATCCCATCATTTTACGAAGCAACACCAAGTTTTGAAGATGCTTGGAACACAATTACTAACTTTGGTCGTGGCGATGCACTAGAAGGCATGAACGCAATGAACCGTGTTTGGGAAGAGCATTGTGCATCAGGCAATGATGACGATGAATTTTATGACAACTACGAATATGAAGCAAATGCTTTTAATGTAGTGTTTGCAAATATGAGTAAACTGTTTGGAGAGGTAGCATAATGTATAATATGGAAACTGCACTGGTTGACTATATCAACGCTCAACGCAAAGAAGCTGAAGAGTTTTCAAAGCAACCAGGTTGTTGGATGGGTATGATGCCTGCGGCAACTGAAACTGAGTATTGGAGTGATCGTGTTCCTTCAGGTACTCTTAAAGAATATATGCGTATTCAACTAGAAGAAGATGCATACTACATTACTGCTGATTATGTCAGTAAAGGTTATGCACGTTCTTTAGACTTTGCCAATTGGAGCGATAGTGCTATTGAACGACACATCGAAAATATTTGTAGAGAAAAGGAGGCT